CTGAACCAGCGCCAACTGGCCATGATCAGCCGAGACTGGAAACGATTGTTCCTGACCATGCCGGCTCACTAGCTGGACTTGTGGGGGACATGGCAAAAAAGGTGCTGCAGATAGATTTGATGCCTTGGCAAATGCATGCTCTTGAGGGGATGCTGGCGGTTGACGCCGATAAGAAGTTTGTGCATCGCTCGAGCCTTGTGTCGGTTGCGCGTCAGAACGGAAAGACAACAATAATCCAGGCGCTCATTCTGTTTTGGCTTGTAGAGATGCCAAAGATTAGGGGTGGGAAGCAGACCGTAGTATCTGGCGCGCACAGACTCGATCTTGCCTGCTTGCTCTTTGATGATCTGGCACCAATCCTTGAAGAGTATTACGGCGCCAAGATTGTCAAGTCTTACGGCCGTTATCAGGCCACCATGCCAGACGGCAGCAAATGGTGGGTCAAAGCATTGAAGCCGAACCAAGGTCACGGTATGAGCATTGACCTTGTGATCGTGGACGAGTTGTTTGACGTCAACCCCGACTCGGTAGAAGGCGGACTCTTGCCAGCACAGCGCGCACGCAAAAACCCTCTTGCCTGTTTCTTTAGTACTGCCGGCACGGAAGAATCGGTGCTGTTTCAGCGTTGGCGTGAAGCGGGCATTCGAGCGATTGACAAGGGCGAGCCGTCCACGATGTATATGGCGGAATGGTCACCTGACCCGAGCCTTGACCCTTTGCATCCTGCTTCATGGGCGTGGGGTAATCCTGCGCTCGGTTACACGTTGGACATGGACACGATTAAGCAAGAATCTACAAACCCCGATCGGGCATCGTTCTTGCGCGCATCCCTAAACCTGTGGGTGAGTGTCGTGCGCGGATGGATTGAACCAGGGCGTTGGCCGTCATTGGAATACCACGGGGAAGTCCCAAGCGGTGGGGTAGTGGCAATTGAGTCTTCGCTGGATGACTCCCGATATAGCGCAACCAGATGCGTCAACCTGTCAGACGGTCGGGTGCTTGTCACCGTTGCGTTCATTGCCGAGTCAATCACAGAGCTGTGGGACAACGTGCAAGAACTTGCCAAAGACCCAACGATTAGGTTTGCCTTGTCGCCGACCGTGGACGCAACCTGCCCGTCAAACATTGAGCGCCGCCGAGTCGTCGTTGGATATGCCGAATTAGGACGCTTTACACCGCTTGCCAAAAACATGATCGCTGAGGGACGCCTACTTCACACAGGCGAAAAACTGCTTGCCGAACATGTTCAGCGCGCTGTTGCTGTTCGCACAGACAACACGATCGTGCTATCTAGCAAACGTTCACCCGGGCCAATTGAGTTGGCGCGCACAATGGTCTGGGGTATTGGCATGACAGCACGCCCAGCGCACACAGGTAAACCCATGCTGGTGGCCGTTAACCAGTAACATTCTCGTCGGCGACCGCACGTTCTTGCCTTTTGTCGGAATCGGATAAGTCTCGTGCGGTTGCCACCCATGTGGCAAAGTAGGACTATGGCATTATTTGGAAAACCAAAACAGTCAGCAATTAGCGTCCCTGCAAAGGTGACTGCTGCAACTGGTTTCTCACCGGGTTACTCATCGTCAAATGTTGGCGTGAACATGATCGGCCAGTACTACACCTATCGCGAAGGTGAAGCGCGCAATCAGGCAATCAGCGTGCCAACGATTAACCGTGCGCGCGATCTCATGGCATCAGTAATCGGTTCAATGCCGTTGAAGATGTACACAGAAATGTGGAACGGCGACGAAATGGAAAAGGTTTACCTTGCTCCACGTTCATGGTTGCGCCGACCAGATCCAAACGTTTCATTTCAGTTTCTTATGTCGTGGACTCTTGACGACCTGATGATGTTTGGTCGCGCATTTTGGTACATCTCATCGCGCACAGCTGACGGATATCCAGCCACGTTCACTCGACTTCCTGCCGGCTCAATCACGACTACCGATCAGTCTGGCCCTGTTTGGTTTGCACCGTCTTCACAGGTTTATTTTCAGGGTGGAGAAATTGACCCTGCGAACCTTGTGCAGTTCTTGTCTCCAGCGCAAGGCCTGATCTACTCGGCTCCAGGTGCTATTGAAACCGCGCTCAAACTTGAAGCAGCGCGCAACCGCAACGCATCGTCAAGCATTCCTGCTGGCATCTTGCGTCAGACCGAAAACTCAGAGCCCTTAGATGCACAAAGTCTCAGCGATTTGGCCGCGCAGTTCAATGCGGCTCGTGCCTCAAATCAAACTGCTGCTTTGAATCAGTACTTGACTTACACAGAAACAAACGCAACGCCTGACAAAATGCTACTTATTGAAGCATCGCAATATCAGTCGTTAGAGATGTCGCGCTTAGCAAATGTTCCCCCCTATTTGGTCGGCGTAGCAACTGGCGCATATTCATACCAGTCTTCACAGCAAGCCCGCGCAGACCTGTACCTGTTCGGCGTGAAACTGTATGCCGACGCAATCGCTGGCGCGCTTTCAATGGACAACGTGCTACCGCGCGGAACCTATGTCGAGTTTGATGCCGACGAATACTTAGAAGAAAACTTTATGGCCGACAACATGGACAAAGAAGATATGAACATTCAAGAAGACACACAAGAGAGGATCGCAGAATGATCAAGTTAATTGCAGGAGATTTCACGCTTGACGCCGCCAAAGGCGACGCACCACGACGCACCATCAGCGGAACCGCCGTCCCCTACAACGTGCCGGCAACAGTTTCGGATGGCACAGCTGTGATCTTTCGTCCTGGCTCATTGCCAGTCGAGGGCAAAGCGCCGCGCCTGTTTATGTACCACGATGCTTCAATGCCTGTTGGCGTGGTTACTGAGCGCGTGGACACCGAGCAAGGAATGATGTTCAGCGCCAAGATCAGCGCAACCAGCCTTGGAAATGATGCTTTGGTTATGGCCTCAGACGGCACCATTGACCAAGTATCCGTGGGCGTAAACCCAACAAAGTTCTCTTACGACGAAGGCGGAACAATGATCATTGAGGCTGCCGACTGGACGGAACTTTCTCTTGTTCCGATCGGCGCGTTTGGTGACATGGCCAACATCGCCACCGTCGCTGCAAGTATCCACCAAGAGCCCGATGAAGTAGTGTTAAATGAAGAAGTAGTCCCAGAACAGGAGATAGAACCTATGTCAGAAGTAACCGTTCCAGCAGTTGAGGCAACAATCCCAACCGCGCCAATTTTCGCACAAGCCAAAAAAGAATTCATCTTGCCAAGCGCAGGCGAGTTCATGGCCGCTTACCACATCGGTGGCGACACGTTCAAAAACATGAACGCTGCAGTAGCCGATTACACCGCATCAAAGCGCACCGCACTTCAAGCAGCTGCAGGTGACGTGCTCACGACCGATACACCTGGTCTTTTGCCAGTTCCAGTACTTGGACCATTGGTTCAGGACTTGAACTTCTTGCGTCCTGTAGTAAATGCTGTTGGCGCTCGCGCTTATCCTGACAATGGTCAGCAAAAGACGTTCATCCGTCCAACTATCACCACGCACACAAGTGTTGCAACACAGTCAACTGAATTGTCAGCTGTATCTGCAACAACAATGGTCATTGCGTCGAATTCGGTGGCAAAAACAACCCTGGCGGGACAGGTGACCCTCTCCGCACAAGACATCTCGTTCACGTCACCTGAAGCAATGGGACTTATTTTGAATGACTTGATGGGCGAATACATGATCGCTTCAGACAACAAAGCAGCAGACGACTTGCTCACCGCAGCAACTTCGTCAGGCGTTTGGGACGGCACCGTAGCCGACTTGTTGAAGTCGGTTTATGACTCGGCTGTTGACATTTCAACTAACCGCAACTGGACACCTACGCACATGTTCGTCAGCCCAGACGTATGGGGTCAACTTGGACAGCTCGCCGACACAACTGGCCGTCCAGTATTCCCATTCATCGGCGCAGGCCTCACCGGTCAGAACGCACTTGGCAACGCAACAGCATCTTCATGGAACGGCAACCCACTCGGATTGCAGTTGGTAGTTGACAGCAACTTTGCTGCCAAGACCATGATCATCACCCGCGTAGGTCAAGGCCAAGGCGATGCGTACGAGTTCTACGAATCAATCCGTGGCCTTATGAGCGTTGAACAGCCTTCAGTTTTGGGTCGTCAATTCTCATTCCACGGCTTCGTATCTACGTTCGCTGCAATCTCTGGAATGATTCGCAAGATCACCCAGGCTTAGTCGAGAGCGGAACAACCGCTCATGGCTACATACACAGTTACTAACAAGTACCTGATTGACAACTTCGCCGTACTGCAACTCCTAACCCCATCGGAGATTGCAGTCGGCAGTTCAATCACGGTCGCTGGAGTTGACGCAACATTCAACGGCACTTACACGGTGCGCGCATTGCCACAATATTTGTTCTTGGGCATTGACACACAGGGCGACCTGCTCTACGACTATCAGGTGCCGATCGCCGATCAGGTGCTTTACGCCAAGACCGCCGACGATGTCCAGCGTTCCGCCGCGTCTGGCACCGTTGCCAATGACCCTGTTTGCACGTGGGTAACAGCCGCGCAAGTCATGTCGTATATAGGCATTACGATTACCAACCCGTCTGACGATTACACGTTGCTCACCCAATCTGTCTCAGCTGGTAATCAGTTTTGTTTCCGCAGAAGGCAGGAGTCAGGCTATATCGACTCCCTAACGACCTCACCAGGTGGAGACGCAACATTGGGCACTCTGATGTATTGCGCCGCTCTGTGGCGCTCCAGAGGGTCAATAGAGGCAACCTACGCCACGTTTGACGGCATGGGTTCAGCACCACAGCAAAGCCTGACCCCGATCGTTAAACAGTTGCTTGGCATCCCACGTCCAGCGGTTGCCTGATGTCGTACACCGACCTGTTCAACGAAGCAATTGACGACGTCACCGCGACGCTCACAGCTGTTGCAGGTCTGCGCGTAATCAACGACCCAACCAAACTTGCGCCTAATTGCGTGTATCTTGATGCACCAAGTTTCACGACGTTCGCTGGCAACGGCAACATTGTGCGAATGGAGTTCCCTATCAAGGTGATCGGCTCAGGCCCTGCAGGTCTGCCGGTGCTTCGTTCCATTCTGAGCATTGTGGCAACGGTGCTTGGCTCAAGCATCATCGTGATGGGTGGCCGTCCGTCCAGCCTCGAGATCGGTGGCGCGCTGTACCCGTGCTACGACCTTGACTGCGCTATTGAAGCGCAATCGGTGTAATCCACTATGACCGCAAACAAATCATCTACTATTAGCAAAGAACTAAAGGAGTAATCATGCCAGCATCAACTTACCTATCGAATCCTAAAGTGCAGGTCGGCGCCGCTATCGGCTCAATTGCGGACATTTCTGATGACGTGGTCGCCGCGACCCTTACGGTTACAGCCGAGGCGTTAGAGGACACGGCCTTTGGCCAGACTTCGCGCACGATGACGGCTGGGCTTTTCTCAAACTCTTTGACGCTCACAGTTTTCGCGTCTTATGCAGCGAGTCAGACTTATGCGGTGTTGTCACCGTTGCTTGGCACTAAGTGTGTTGTCAAGGTAAACCCAACAACAGCTGTGGACGGCACGACGAATCCAGGCTTCATTTTGACCGACACCTATTTGTCAAGCCTTCCTGTTATCAACGCTTCTTTGGGTGAGTTATCGCAATGGGATATTGAATTTCAGGGCGGAACCTACTCGGTGGACGTCACCCCGTAATTAACGGCTCCGAGCCGACATAGGAGAAACATGAAAATCAAATTGCAGTTAAAGCGCACACCCGACAGCGCACCCGAGTACTACTACACAAACCTGTTTGTTGTAACCGAATGGGAACGCCTTGAACGTCGCAACATTCAACAGCTCTCAGCGTCACCGCTGTATTCGGATTATTGCTGTTGGATGCACACGATTTTGAAACTTAAAGGTGAGCAGGTTGGTGACAACTGGCGCGAATGGATTAGCAAAAACCCTGACATCGACATTCTGCCGGTACTGGATGAGACAGACCCAAACCCTACGGACGCGGCACCTACCGCCGCCAATTAGCAGAGGTTTTGGTCGCGGTCGGTTGGTGGCCCAGCGACATTGTGTTTGACTCACGGGACGTTGTAACGGTTATTAAAGTGCTTAATGAGGCAAACAAAAAACGGAGATGACGTGGCGGAAGTATCTACAAGGATTGAGGTTGTAGGGCTCAAGGATGCTTTGAAGACGCTTAACAAGATTGACAAATCTTTGCGCCGTGAAATCACAAAAGATGCTAAGAAAATTGCTCAGCCTGTAATTAACGATGCTAAAGCGGCTTACCCTGCGCAGTTGTTGTCTGGTATGAATCGCAATTGGACTCAAGGGAAAAACCAAAAGTTTCCATATAACCAGAAAAAAGCACAACAAGGTTTGACGGTAAAAGTTTCTACAAAAAAGAGCAATACGAGCGTTATTACAATTACCCAAAAGAACCCTGCTGCCGCAATTATTGACATGGCTGGCAAAAAGGGCGGCTCAAATGAACGAGGTGCCCGTTTTATAGCGGCGCTTACCTTGCAATTTGGTTACCCTTCTCGCGTTTTGTGGCCTGCCTACGAGCGCAATGCAGGTGAGGTGCAAAGAAACATGATTGAATTGGTCAAACGAATAATGAGCGAAGCAAACAGAGAGACCATGTAATGGCTATTAACATCCCGATCATTTCTGAGTTTGACGGCAAGGGAGTTAAGAAGGCTATTGCCCAGTTCAAGCAACTGGAAACCACAGGCGAAAAAGCCCAGTTTGCTATTAGAAAAGCGGCGGTTCCTGCAGCTGCAGCGCTGACTGGTTTGGCTGTTGCTCTTGGTAGCGCAACACAGGCGGCGATGGAAGACCAACAGGAACAGGCTGCGCTTGCTCTTACTTTGCAGAATGTGACTGGCGCTGGCGCTAAACAAACCGCCCAGATTGAGGAACAGATATCGGCGATGAGTCGAGCGTCCGGCATTGCGGACACCGAATACCGCAAGAGCCTTGAAGCACTCGTCCGTGGCACAAAAGACGTTGACATGGCCATGAAGGACATGAACCTTGTGATGGACATCAGCACCGCGTTGCAGATGGACTCCAGCACCGTTGCTGACGCGCTCGCTAAGGCTTACCAAGGCAACTTTAAGGCGCTCCGATCATTAACCCCAGAGATGGCAACGATGATTAAAGAGGGTGCAACCCTCAACGAAGTCATGGATGTGCTCGGCGGAACATTTGGCGGTGCTACTGCTACCAGCGCCGAAACCGCTGCAGGCAAAATGAAGATACTGAAAAACTCTATAGCCGAAACTAAAGAGTCAATCGGCGCCGCGCTTTTACCAGCGCTCGAAGCCGTGCTACCAAAACTCAACGGACTTGCACAATGGGCACAAGACAACCCAGGGCTATTCGTCAAAGTCGCTGGCGCCATTGCTGGCATAGCGTCCGCAATTTTCTTAGTCAACGCTGCCATGGCAACCAACCCGTTTGTGTTGGCAACTGCTGGCGTAATCGGTTTGGCGTTGGCTTTCAACAGACTGGTTGACGAAGTAAGCCGAGTGAACCAAATTGGTGGTCTTGCAGCAAAACTTTTGGGAACAGTTGTTAGCCCTGTGACTGGTTTGGCTGGAAACATTTTGCGCGGTTTGCCAGACGTATCGAATCTGATCGGTGGGTCAAGTACGCCTGCGCCTGCGCCTGCGCCTGGCCGTTTCAACATTCCGCGCATGGCTGATGGTGGCATCGTTTCGTCTGCAACATTGGCTGTTATCGGCGAGGCTGGCCCTGAGGCTGTGGTGCCCCTTGACAAGATGCGTGGCATGGGTGGCAACGTGACGATCAACATTTCTGGCGGTCTTGGAACATCCACCGACATCGCTAACGCCGTTTATGAGAACCTGCGTTTCTACAATCAGAACGTGGGCCCGTTACGAATTAGAACGGCATAACCATGCCAGCAACCATCCCAAACTGTGGGACATACACAATTGAGGCATACGCAACAGGCGCCCCACCAGCCAACGCTTTCATCCTTGACTCATCAGCGTTGGACTCCACAGCTGTGCTCGGCGGCGCCGTCTGGTATGACATCAGCCAATACATCCAAAACGTGCAAATCATGCGCGGCAGACAAAACCCTTTCCGTGAACCGTCCTGCAACCCTGGCACCGCGTCGTTCATCATTTATGACGCCAACTTCTATTTCTCGGTCGTCAACACGGCAAGCCCGTATTACAACAGCGCTGACGCTCGACTGTCAATCGGTGTGTCAACACCTGTGCGCATTAGCCGTAACAACGAGTTTCTGTTCGTCGGCCAGATTACGACTTACGACCAAAACATTCAGCAACCAAACTATTCGCGGGTCAACGTCACCTGCTCAGACGCAATCCAAACATTTAACAACATCAAACTCAATGCCCAGTCCACGACCGTTCAGTCGTCAGGTGCGCGCATTAACGCCGTACTCGACTCTGCAGGGGTGCTCACAGGTGCAGGGCAACGCAACATCGCAACAGGGGTATCTACTATTGGCGCGGTCAACATCGAGCAAGGCGCCGCATTACAGGACTATCTGCTACGCATCCAAAACTGTGAATATGGACGCATGTTTATTTCACGCTCTGGGGCGTTCACAGCTCAACCCCGTGTGCGAGCCGAAATTACCAACCCATTAGCAACCCTGTCCGATACCGGCACAGCAATTGACTACGACACCTTCGACATTGTGAACAGTTGACTTATGCCTGACTACACCATTGGAATCGCCGAACGTATCGCATCGTTGCCAGATAGTTTTGCAACGTCCAACTCGGTGAACCGCAACTATTTCCAAGAGACCAGCCAGTCGGTGGTGAACGTCGTAAACGTTGCTATTGCCCCACCAGCACCAACCGCTCTTGACCCAAACCCTGACACGACGTATGCAACCGCTACGGATGGGGACAGCGTTGAAACTTTCGGTGTGCAGGAAACCCCGATCGTTATTACTTTGCTGGCCACGATCGAGGATGCTGGCGCGTTAGCCGAATATTTGATCAGGTCGGTTCCAGCGTTTTGGTTCAGCAACCTGGCTATATCTTTGAACACGTTGTCTGAGGCAAACAAAAACATTGTTGCAAACTTGGAGATCGGGCAACAGATCGCGGTTACGAAGACTTTTCCTGCTGGGGTGGTTCCGCAACAGGTAACAGAGTATTTGTTTGTTGAGGGTATTAGTCATCGGGTGACACCTGAGACGCATGTGGTGACAATTTATACGGGACCTGCGACAACATATTTGCAATGGTTGCTTGGCAATTACTCAATTACAACCACCCGCACCAACCTTTTGCCCAATCCCAATATGGACAACGCTTCAGTTGCTACTTATTATAACGCCATAAACA